TACACTACCATCAGCTATTTTATTTGCATTAATACCAGCAACGGTTTGACTATCACCAATATTTGAAATAGTATTACTTGAAGCGTCTATTGTTTTATTGATTAATGTATCAGTTGTAGAACGACCAACAAGTGTATCAGTAGTTGTGGGTAAAGTTAATGATACATTACCTGAATATCCTGAATGTGGGCCTGATTGTAAACGAGCATAATGTGCGTTTGAACTTTCACAATATAATTTAATACCTGAAACTGTGCCATCATTTTTTAAATCAATATCTCCTGATGTTAATACTAATCTATCATTACCACCAATTTTAACATCTATTTGGTCATCTGTGGAAGCATGAAGTGTTGTATCTCCATCAGCATCCAATATAAATTCTAATCCATTAATATCTAAAAATGAATTAATACCTATAATACCAAATGTAATAATATCAACAACATCATTAAGAACAGCTCCTGTTCCTAAAACAATAGATGTGCCATCTGTAGCAGTATAGTCTGCCGGAGATAATCTAGTACCGTTTAAGAATATATCTACCTTGTCATTGTTATACTGTAAAGTATTACCATTGTCATCTGCACCAGTAAATGTGGTTTGACCACCTGTGGCAGTGTAAACAAATGTTTGTCTGGTTGCACCTGCAGCTACATCTCTTGCTCTTGTTGTCATATCTATTTACTACTTTCTTTTAATTCTTCTTCTTTAGTTTCTTCAGGTAAGTTATCTTTTAGAATTTTTGTATGATATTCCATAAGCACGGATAAATCATTAAATTCTGCCGACATTTTTTGCTTTCTAGAATTTATTTCTTGTAGTCTAGATAGAGCAATTAAACCTGATTCATTTAAATTATCACTTTCATACTCTTTATCATCTAATGTAAATTTCATTTCATTTCTCCATTATTAATTAACTAATATTATTTATAATACTAAATTAAGCCGTTCTTTTCCACATTTTAACAACAATATATGGTTGTAAGTTATTGTGTGGTTGCCCACCACCTGTAGAATCCGTTGTTGCTGTCATATTTGGGTCATTATTATCTGAAGCTGAAGGTGTATTATTACTTTCGTTTTCACCATTACCTAATAAGTCTATTGTGTGAGTGTGAGCAGGCATTTCAGATATACTTAATGTATGTGTTTTAGCACCACCTGTTTCTTCTAGTGTATCGAATGCCGTATCGCCAGTATCTTGGCCTACAGGAACACGCCCTCCTCCAAATGCAACCCATGTACCAAATCCTAATAAAGTTGCAGGGTTTGTAGTTACAGAAGCATTTATATAAATTGAACCTACAGGATATACTTGTTGTAAAGTACAAAGTGTGTTGCCACCTGAAGTAAGTGTGTTGGCTTCTGTTGTTAATGTTTTATTTGTTAAAGTTTCAGAAACATCTTTTAGTGATGTATTGTTTATTTTAAATTCTTTTCCAGAAGCAAGATTTAGATGTTCTGATGAAGTCCAGGCGTCCGTTGAGTTAACCCAATTAAATGTATGGTCTGTTGCACCTTTCAAAGTTATACCACCACCGTCAGCAGTAGTATCACTAGGAGTATCAACCGAACCTAATTCTATATTTTTATCATCAACAGCTAATGTTGTTGAGTTAATTGTGGTCGTAGTTCCATTAACAGTTAAGTTTGCACTAATAGTAACATTACCACTAGAATCTATTACTACTTTGTCTGAACCACCTACTTTAATATCAATCTGGTCATCTGTGTCAGATGTGATTGAGGTATCTCCGTCAGCATCTAATATTAACTCGTTTCCGTTAATATCTCCATAAAATGCGTTGTCTCTTGCTCTAGTCATACTACTATTTATGTACTCTTTTAATTATTTTGATTATTATTATATAATATTCGCCTAAAATGCTGTTCCTAATACTTTGTTTGTGCCAACCATAGGCTCACTTGCCCATGCTATGTAGTAGTAATAATATCCATCGCCATTGTGTTTACCATCTGTTGAAGCTGGTGAAAACCCATTACTAAAGATATCAAGAGCAACTTGGGTTTGTTCATTCCATGTTGAAGCATCTCCAAACTTTAAGTTATGCTCTATTGGATTACCATGATTAGCCCCACCACTTGATGCTGCTGCATTGGTAGCACTAGTAAATCTAGTTGTAATTGTTTTTATATGAGGGTCTTCGGTTAATCCTGGTGATACCCATACTGTTCTTGGTTTAAAACCTGTAAAAATATATGGTCCATGAGATTTATTATTACCTTGATATGCACCAGCTCGTATTGAACCATTAGTGTTTGCAATACAAATTGCCATTTGTGATATACCACTTTGGTTTACATCATTAGCACTACCTACAGAAAATACTGTGCTAGTAGGTTTGGTATCATTAAAATAAGTAGCATCATCAACAGCTTCCCCAAAATCGTTATCAGCAAATTTGATATAATGGTCTTCGTCACTAGCTGCTGAATTTTCAGGGCTACCACCAGCATTGCCTGAATGTAAATACAATATCCAATGATTGCCACTTTGTCCTGTGCTTTTTATTATTATAGCGTCAGGTGCTCTACCTAAACCATGAGCTATAGTGCCATTTGCACCTGTGCCTGTCCAAGTAACTACTGATATACCTGAGTCTTGGTTTGCACGATAACTCGAATCTATTGTGCCAACGCCTGTAGCACTAGCGTCATTGGTAGTTGTTGAGCTAGCTAGTTTAAAACAATGTGCAATAAATCCATCATCAGCATCATTAGTGTGAGATATATTTCCAGCTAAAGTAAATCCATCTGAGGTAACCGCAGTTACTCTGCTATTACTAGTTGTTCCACCTGTTGTGTTTAAGAATATATTGTTACTAAGTCCTCTAACAGTATCACAAACATTATGATATCCATCTGCATTCTCTACTCTGTTTTTTATGTGTAACCAATCAGGTTGAAAACCTAAACCAGTAATAGTTTGGGTACTATCGCTACCTGAATATAATACTTCGTCATGGTGTTCTGATGGTTTTGCTATTTTTGTAAATGTTGCCATATTACCCTCCGTCTGATTGAATGTTTTTGCTACACAAAGCTAAGAATCCAGTTGGTGGTGCATACTCAAATGCTCCTTCACCATTACCGTCTGCATTTGCTGATGCTACTGCTGTAGTTCCAAAGTAACCATGTCCGAAATTTATATACATATATCTGTTTGTTGAATCTGAGTTTCGTCCACTAACATAAAATGACATTAAATCATTATCTGTGTTTGTTAATACTGTGCCACTATCATTAGTACCAGCAGCAGGGTCGCCAACATTAGAAGTACCAGGTGCATTATTCCAAGTTCCATTTCTACCTGTCCATACCTTGCCTGTAGCTGAATCAAAGGCAAACATAATAATATCTCCATCACTACAGTTAGCACCATAAGCAACTTGGCTACCAGCATTTTGAATTTGTGATGAGCTTGAATCTGCTAGAAAACTAACTGCTCGTTTACCACCAACAGCAGCAGTTTGTAAAGCTAAATCAGCATTAAATTGTTCTATTCTTTTTGCAGATGAAAAGTCGGTCATGTATACACCAAGTGTTGCGAACATATTTGCTTTTTCAATCTTACATTCCCAATACCATTTACCACCTTGAAAACACATGTCTATAGGTTGTACTCTGTTTACACCTGTTGTCATCAAAGCAGTATGTCCAGCGTCAAGTTGATAAACAAGAGTGTCATAACCATCAGCTGTACCTCTTGGATTAAAAGTTGGAAACTTATTACTAGGTGTGCTAATTGATTGTTTTAAATTTCCATTAACTGTATATGTATTTGAGTTGCCTGATGAATCTGTACCTAATGCACCACTGTTTTCAAATTTTAAAAAGAAACCATTAGTTCCATAAGTAACCGATGGATTAGTTTTTGGTTTCCAAATTCCAGTAGTGCTATCAGTTTCACCAAAAGTTGATGGCGTATAAGCTGTGCCATCTACAAAATGAAAGTGAGCCATTTGTCCCTCAAAATATCTAGTTCCACCATCATCTCCTTTACCTATAGTATGCTCTACATTGTTATTAAAATAACCATCATAATTTTGTGATGGGTAAGTTGATGTGCTAAAAGCTGTTTCTTGTACTCCATTAACATAAATCTTAATTCGGTTTGTATCTGTTGCTTGGGTAGTATCTTGTGCTACAAGAATATGATACCAAGCAGTAGTGTCTAAAAACTTTCTTTTTGTAACCATAACAAAATCATAACTACTACCATTCCATGACCTATAATGTAAAGTATTATCATTAT